TTCTGAAGCTCTATATCTAACGTGTAAAAATGGTCTCTTAGCATTTTTACCTAAAATTTGGTCATATACAGTAGTTGAACCTGCTGGTACCATTAAGCCATTAATAGCTCCACCAACAAGTCCACCTCTCATTGTAGGGTCATTTAGATATTTCCAGTCTGACTTATAGAAGTCGTAACCTCTTCTAAATCCTCTGAATCCTAAATTTAAAGCCATCTCTTCGTCATTATCAAATAATCCGTAAGATGAACCTCCACCACCATAAGAGTTTTGTGAAGCCAACATATCGTCAACATCAAATCCAAAAGCTCTGTTTAAGAAAATTACATTTTCTTCAATAGAACCTTGCTTATCTAATCTTTCGATAATTAAGTCAAATTCACTTAATGCAACTGGATTACCTCCAGACCATACATTTCCTCTTGTTCCAACTACGTGGAAGATACCTTCAGTACCTTTGTTACCCACGGGTGCTGCTGCTGCAATCGCCCCTGAAGCTGCTTCTGCTGGAACTGCTTCCACCATTGCTGTTTCTAGGTAGTCGTCAAAACGTAATCTTGTATCGTGTTCTGATTTTAAATACCATAGGTATCCATTTGCACCATCTTCTCCGCTTACTTCAATCCATCCGATTTGAGCCATATCTGAACCATTTACTCTATAAGTATCTTTTAAGATAATTGGAGAGTTGTTAAAGATAGAGTCATCAGAAATTAAAGTTTCAGCCATAGATGCTTGTCCTTTTGCAAATTCAGAACCATATACAAACACTGAACAAGCCACGGCTGCTGCCATAGTTTGACCTCCAGCTTCGTAATAAGCTACATCAAATGTTCTGTTAGCATAATTAACGCCTGTAACAATTGCTTTATTGCTTAATGTAGAACCTGCTGTTTCATCAGATATCATAACTGTTTGACCAATTCTTATCGCAATTCCTCCTGCTGCTCCAGTTTGTGGCTGTGTAGCTGGGTCTATTTGCGCTGCTGGAACTGTCCAAGTAGCTGTATCTTGAGCTGCTGCTTGAGCTGAAGTTACCCCTGTATATTTAGTGTGTAATCTACCTTGCTCTGCCCAGATAATTTTATCCGAGTTAGAAGGCATTTCAGCACCTACCATTCTTAAGAATGAAGATACTGTTCTGTTTCCGTAACGCTCAAATTCCTTTTCATAAGTATCGGGTAGATAAGTACTCAAGAAATCAAAGCTGCTAATGTAATTGGTAGCTGTTGTAATCTGCTGCGCACTAGGCTGCAACTGATAATTTAACAAGCCACCTGTTTCAATACTTCCTGCCATAATTTCAAATTTTTTTTATTTATTATTATTTTTTTATTCGCAAACTTTTAATCTGTAATCTGTTTCCAGAATCTGGATTAAGAGTTCTCATTTTTATTCCTCCTTTTGAAACAACTTCTGGGGTACTGCGTAAGTTCATCTTAATATTTTTAGTCTTACGAGCGTCCGTTTCAATTGCTTCAGCTTTCCCTTGTTCATAAAAGAACTGGGCAAACTTTTCAGGATTCATCGCTAATGATAACGCTTTATGATATCCTTGTGCATCTTCAATTAAACCATCTTTATCTAAATATTTTTGAACAAAGTTCATAATATTTCCTTGAGATTTTTTTAATTCTGATGTTTCACCAGGATTATACGTTACGCTATTTTCACCTATCTTAAACTCAAAACCTTTGAATTCATTGGAAAACACCTCATCTGTCTTTTTCGCAAACCAGTCATACTTTCGTTGTTGCTGTTCCGTCTGCGTCTTAGCATCATCAACATATTGCCTATACTCTTCTAATTGCTTTTTAGTTTCTTCAGATACAACATCCTGTCTTGACTCAAGTGGTTGTCGGTACTTATCTTTCTGTTCATTAAAAAACTTTTTAGCTTTGACAATTTTTCTTTTCTTTGCTAGCTTTTTCTTTTTTATAGTTGATTCATCGTCTATATCTGTATCAAAAGTGTAATCATCCATTAAGGCTTCTACATCTTCTTCATCAATAGCTTCTTCACTTGCTAAAAAATATTCAGCTAACAAAACTTCAGGATTCATTTCATCAAAATCGCGATTCAGTTTTACGTAATCATCAATTCCTCTTCCTGTATCCTTTTTATATTTAAAATACGCTGCGACATCTTCAGGAAGTTCTTCCTTCTCTTCTCGCTTAGCCATTAAATCATCAAATGATTCAATTGGCTTGTCGTATCTATTTCTTATATATTCAAGAACATCTTTTTCTTGTAGCTCAACTGGAGCTTCTGGTGCTGCGTCTCCTTTTACTTCTTCACTAGTAGTGGAAACCTCATTTACTTGTTCTTGAACTGGTTGTTCATTATTTTGTGCTTCGTTTTCTTTTAGTAGTTTTTCTTCTACTTGTGCTACAGATTTTTGTTCTGCAGACACTTCTTTTAATTTTAATTCCATTTGATTTTAATTTTTACAAAGTTAATAATTTAATTATTGTTTATTTTAGGTCTATCTAGGTTCAAATTCTGCTAAGTCAAATCCATCTAAACTATCTTCATTAGACTCAAATTTTTGAGGAGGTAAGTTGTTCCTTCTCTGATTTATAAGTCTAGATTGTTCAGTATTAGCTTGACTAATTCTATCAGCTTTAGATTTTTCTCTTTGTAGCTCTCTATCTTTTAATCCTCTTTCACTTATATCTCGGAGCTGTTGATTATATCCAAACTCCTTATCCATAAGAGTTCCTTTAAGTTGAGCTTCGGCATTTAATCTTTCAATTTCAAAAGCTATCTTAGCTTGTTCTAATTGTATCTTAGCTTGACTTTCTGCTTGTATTTTTTGCATAGAAGTTTGTGCAGCCATCTGTTGAGATTGCATTTGTATCTGCCCTTGCTGCTGTTGTTTTTGCATTTCAAATTGCCTATCAGCTTCTTCTTTAGCTTTACGTTTCATTTTAAGTAACTGATTAGCAAGTTTAAGATTATGAATTTCTCTTATATCAATTGCATCTTCTAAATTAATATCTCCTTTTTGTAACGCCATTTGAATATTAGCTTCAAGCTGGGCTTTTTCTTCCGCATCTGGAGTAATTTCAATAAATATACCAAAGTCATAAATATATAAATCATTCATTTCTTGTAAGATAGAAACATTGTATTTTCCTATTTGGTTAGCAAATTCATCTTTAAACTCTGCATATTCTAATATATCAGCCATTCTATAAGATAAACCTTCAGCTAAAGTTCTATACATATATAATGAGCCATCTAAAATATGGCGCGTTGCTGTATTGGAATTTAATGCAGCTATTTTTTGAATCCCTACCAAAGCATTAGAATCTGGTTTATTCCCGTCTTTTGCTTCACTTAACCCTGTTACTTGACGAATCATATTTATATAATTATTCATATTCGTAATTAACATTTGAGTTTTACTAGCTCCTGAATTAGAGGTTAATTGTTGAATTGGAATTTTACCTTGATTATAATCTCCTTCTTGAGTATAACTTCTACCCACCACACTACCTGTTTGGAAATAAAGTCTTAAGGCATCTTCTGGATTATAAGCGTTACCTGTTCCTAAATCTACTTCATTTAATCCATCTGCATCTATATACACCCCATCAGGTACAGTTCTAGATATTACTTGTTGTAGTTTTAAATGAGTTAATTGAATCAAGTCTGCAAAAGGAATCATACGTTTAGTTAATGATTCAATTGCCCCTTTATACATACGGGGGGATGTAGCTACATAACTTGGTAAAGCAGATTGAGATGCGGATTTTGGTCTTACCATATTTTCCATTAACTCCCATTTTAACATTATGTTAGTTCCCATTACCATAATACCTTCATACCATACGTCAATAGTTTTAGTGATTTTAGTAAAATTGTTTTCTTCCATCATTTCTTCTGGAGGATTAAATGAATCATCTTTTTCTATTATTCGTGTAGCTCCATTTTCATTTACTTTCTTTTTGTAAACATATTTTTTAGTAGTCTTGTAGTTGAAATACATTAACGTACACGTGTCTCTATAAAATATATCATTTTCATAATACTGAGCTACATTAAAATAATCATACCACATTTGGCTGTACTGACTTATTTCTTCTAAATCTTCTTTGGTTAAAGACTGGTCAATTTTCATTAATTCCGTTATAGCTACCGTTTTAATTTCACCCCAATAAAAACAATCTTTATATTGTGGGTCTTCTGTATAACTATGAATTAAATTTGCAGGGTCAACATATTTTATTTCTACTCCTGCTCCAGGTAAGAATTCGTGTTTTGCGCAAGCTAATCCCAACACTGTTAAATCATAATCTAACCGCCTACGAATATCATCATAGTGGCTCATAGAGAATAAAGTATCAATTCCTTCTTCTTCGGCAATTTCAATTGCAGGTTTATAATTAAGCTGCATATATAATGAAAGCTCTTCATCTGAATTAGGTAAATCTTGAGGCGACATAGTAAACGGATTAGCTCCTGTCCCTTCTTGAATTACAGTTAATAATTCTTTCGAGACCATTTGAGCTTCTATCATATCCTGATATTTACTTCTTTTAGCTTGAGATATTGCATCTTGAGCATAGGCATTTACTTTAAACAAGCGGTCACTCATTCCATTTACCACTAAATCCACAAACTTCGGAATTATAGGAACAATACTCCAATCTAAATTTAGATAAGATAAATCTCCATCAACTGCTAACTCATTTTTATATTTGGCTATCGGCTGCTCTCCTCTCGCATACAACCTTAATCTGTTAAAGTCACGCCATCGACTATAATATCTACACGAACTTGAATCTTTTCTAAACCACTCATATTGAATAGCCTGTCCTATCATTAATCCATACTCGTCAGTTGCTTTTTCTGAATCGGAAACAAATTGACTTGGAAAACTAGTGTCAGATATATTTATATTAATATTTTTCATTTATTGTAATAATTCACTGTATATTCCTTTATTCGCATATCTTGCAAAGTTAATGCTTATTTTTGATTGTTTTTTAACAGGGGTGTAAAGATGTTTTTGGTTAGCCATTATAGCTAATCCCGAACTAATAGAAGCATCATATTTAGTTCTATTATTAATATCAAATTTTGCCCAATCTTCTAATGTCCTGTTAAAAAGCATATCTCCCATTTCATCTGCACTTCTAAACGAGCCTTGTAAATCTAATCCTACATATTTTTCAATATAAGACTCAATTGCAGCTGCGTCAGATTGCTTTACATCTTCGCTTGAATTAGGTATGCCTCCTAATTCTTTTTCGGTTTTAGATAATTTGTTGTATGTTTTGTCTGGACGATTTAAACTAAATCCTCTATATCCTCTGTTTTTAAAATGATATAATAAACGCGGCTTATTGTTTTCACAAAGCAATGGCATCCCATAAAATACACACGCCATTAATACATCTTCAAAAAATATTTCTGCTGTCTGAGGTCGAGCTACGTATTCTAAAAAGAAAGAGTTGCTTGGAGCTTTATCCATATTGAATTTAGTCATTCCGTGTAATGCTCCATTTGACCCTTTACCTCCTACTGTTCCTGAAATATCATAAGAGTCACACCCAAAAGACCCAATATGTTCGTTAGCAGGATATTTAACTCCATTCTTAGATAAAATTCTGTTACGTAATCCATATTCAGGAATCCACGTTAAATAAAATCTCCCTTTCAGGTTAGGAGTAAAAATTACTTCCGTATCTTTAACACCGTCTTTCCATCTAAAATTTCCTACAGAAATATGCTGCTCGGTAATCAATGAGTCATTATAATCTATCTGTTGATAGATTTTAGTTAAATTAAATAAAGACTGATTGCTTTCATCTCTAAACGCGTGAGCTTCAGTACGGGGAAATTGTCTATAAAATTCATTTAAAGCATTGGAGTCTAACTTCATAGAGTCGACTTCGTTTTGCCAATAATCAACCGAACTTATCTTAATGTATTCATTATCAATCCCTAACACTGGTTCTGTAACTTTTTCTAAAACTGGCATCCCATATTTATCTATAAAACCTTCCATATTCCATTCCATTGGTATAAACAAACTATATAAGCCACTTTTTGTTTGACCATTTGCATTTCTATTTGTAATATCAGAGTCTTCATATAATTTTTTAAAACTACTTCCTCCTTTACTTAAAGCATTTGAAGTGGAGCCCATCATACATTTTCCAATTATTTTACTTCCCAATCTTAAACAGGTTTTGGTTACTCTCCAGTTATTTAAAATATCATTAGGTTTAATCCATTTTCCACTTTCATCGTGTACTAATAATAATAATTTTTCTCCATCATAAGAATTGTCATCAGTATTTTTCCAGTCAATTGTAGTGTCTAGTCCATCCATTTCAAACTCATCTTGGAGGTGCATATTTTTTTTAGTAATCTTAGAAGCTGGAACTCTAAACGCTAATTCAGTTTTAGGTTTATCCATCCCATCTTGAATAGGTTTAAAAAAGAAAGGGTAATTATTAGTAATAGGAACTACTTTATCGGTAAACATTTTTTTAGCATCAGCTCCTGTTTTAGATAAAATACCTATACGAGAATCTTTAGAAATAGTTGCAATATTTGCACACTCTTCTGACCCCATAAAAGAAAATCCAGAACGCCTAATTTTTAAATAACAAATTCCAAAACTTCGTTTATCAGCTTTACACGCTTCCCAATAAATATAAAATAATCTATTAGCTTCTCTAAAATCAGGATATCCAACATCAATTTTAGTCCATTGCAAATACATATAATGAGACCCTGTTATATAGGTAGGTTCTCCATTATTCCAAAACCAGTGCCCTTTTTCTCTGCGTTCAAATTCTTCTTCAATATAATCAATCCATAAATTTTTAAAAGAAGTGGGCATCTCGTTCCAAAAAAATATACTAGGAAGTTTTGCTAAAGGTTTAGGGTAATCTTGTCTTACCCAAAATTGCTCTGATTTGTTTTTTGGTCGTTTACGACCATTTGAAGAATACAAAGGAAGTGCAATATCTAAACCACTTATGCTAATAATTTCTCCAATTTGCCCCGTCTTAGAAATAATAATAATGTCGTACTTTTCATTATATCCATAAAGCCAGCTCCTAGCTTTATTTTTTTTGCTTAGAACATTTTTAGGTACTATATTTGTTAATACAGTATATAATTTATTTTGACTTTCTTTCGGCAAACCCTTGTTTAGTATCAGTTTTTACAAATCCTTTTTCTGCTAATTCAATGTTTTCTTTTTCACTTTCAATTCTATTCAGAATTTCAAATGCATCAAATACTGCTAGTTTTTTTGTTGCTGCTGCGTTTTTTAATCTGTCTGCTGATAAGTCATCTTCAGGGTCGTGTTTAATTATATTTTCTTGCGCTACTTTAATTAACTCTTTAACTGCTTTCTCCCCCGCTGCGATAATCTTCAATTTTATGTTTTTGGAATCCATTTTTATTTCGATTATATTTAATTTTACGCTTTACTTCGCCTTGAAATTCTTTTCTCTTTTTATGTTTTTTTCTTCGCATTACACTAACGCTGTAATGCTTTGAGACATAATTCTATAAAGCTTTTCTCCGTCCACAATAAACTCATACTCAGTATCTGGCATATAGCTGACTTTATCTCCCACCTTTACGCCAAAATTTTTTAGTTCCTCATTAACATATTTCATTATTCCTACTAACGGCTCATACGGGGTGTTTTTATATATTATAGACTCTTCAGTGCGAATTGGTTTTACAAAACAATACTTATGGTGTGAGTGCCACTTTCCATTTTGTTTATATAAAAAAAACTGCTCAGGGTCTACAAAAAACACATTGTCTTTTAAAAAACTCCTACCACTCCTTTCTCGTCCTTTCATATCATAATAAAACTTAAATACATTATGATGAACTAATAAGGTATCACCTTTTTTTATTTTACCTTTATATCCGCGCGGAGTATTTATTACAATAGCTTCACGATTAGAAAACTTATGGTCTTCTTTAGATGTGCTTGTAATAATCTCTACATCCGAAATATTTTTTGTATTGTTATACCTTTTATTGTCTTTAGGTCTAACAATAAAATCAAATAAGGCTTGCATTAAAAGTGAATATTATATTCTATAGAAACAGGCATAGTGGCCGAAAAAGATTTCCATAAAACTATTTTATTATCTTGAATTATATAAATAAAGTAGAATTGCGTCCGTTCATCCCATTTAATTAAATGAATTTTATAATTATTATTTAAAACGTCTTGCCCTACTAAATAATGCATAGCACCTGATTTATAATCAGGCCCTACTGATAATTTTCTTATTTCCATTTCATTAGAATGATGAACCTACACTGAGAACTCTATAAAGTACATTTGCATATAAAACCCCATTTCCTTGTGTTGGGTTTGCAACAGCCTCTAGGGTAAGTGCGCTATTTTGAGCTATAACCTCAGTAACACTATTAGGTGTTTCGGGTTTAAAAACCGCATCTGTAGCAGAGTTTATAGTGGTACTGCTATTTGAAACACTTCCTAATTGCTCACTTCCTATTTTTATAGGTAATGCTCCTGTACCGAAATCATACACAGTTGTACCAGCGTCTAAATAAAACATAATACTTATCACATCAATTACTTTGGAAACCCCAGGTGCAGCAACTAAATCTACTGCTGTGTCGGCTAATGTTAAAAGTGAGGCTGATGCTATTGTAACTTTCGCTGTATTCGTATTAATACCGAAGAAAGCTTGCAATTGCTCAATAGAAGCATTTTTAGTTTGCAATGCATTTTCTTTGTCGGTTATAAGCACATAATCATCTTTATCAAGATTAGTGATTAAAGGATACGATGTTAGGTTACTTATTTTTGCCATATTACTTTACTTTTTCTAGAGCTTCTACCACATTTTCTTCTTCAGGATGAGAAACCTCTCCTGTCTGTAAGTTTATTCGGGCATTTTCCCCATAGGTTTTTGTTAAATCTTTTTCTAGTTCTGCAAACTCTGCCTGTATATCAGCTAATTTATCTATTTGATTTTTTTGTTCTACAGCTGCGTTAGCAATTGCTATTTTAACTGCATTAAAATTTTGATTAAGAGTTTGTAAATGTCCTAATTCTTCAGTTGTTACTTGTTGGGTATTTTTTTGTTCTGCCATTTTAATTATATTTAATTGTTATTAATTGTACAAAGATAAGTATTTTTTCATTAAGTTCTTATAAGGTTTTTTAACAAAGGAAAGTGTTATTCACTGCCCCAGAGATAACTCTAATTCCGCCAAGCGCAGTAGTTTTATAATATCCATCACTAAGAGAGGTAGTTCCCGCTGCATCTGAATAAACATTATCACCAGCTACTGGGGCAGTACCACTGCCATCGTGGTAATAAGTTGAACCGATAGATTGACCACATACTGCTTTTGAAGAAGTAGTCCCCACACTACTACTAAAAGAAGTTAATGAGACAGCATCTTTGTCAT